AATAATGAGAATAATGAGAATAATGAGAATAATGATTTTGTTTCTTATCATTGGTACATGAGATAATTTATATTTTATTTTTTGAAAGTTGAATTAAAAAAAGGGGTACCATAAAAAAGTTTACAAAATAATTAGAATGCAAGTTTTGTGATAAATTTATTTTCAATTGGATTTAAAGACATAAAATCTTTTAAATTTTTACTGTGTATATGAAGATTAAATATAGGTATATTTTCATTGTTTATATTTATATAAGGACTATATAATGATGTTAATTCATCTTTTATCCAAAAAAAATGATTTGAATTGTATTTAACAACACATGTCTCATTTATAAATCCACGTGTATCACCTGCCATATTTCTTCTATCTACTCCAGATAAATATTGCCCTATAGCTGCTGCATCAAATATAATATTATATTTAGTGAAATTTTTGGTTACCATGTCTGTTTCTTTATTTGTTTTAAGATCGTTGTATATAGGAAGTCTTTCAATGATACTTTGATCAAATTTTGATAAGTTTTGCATGTCATTTAGAGAAGGTTGATATTTTTCAATAATTATTCTAAAATGATCAGGAGTTGGTATATAAATAATGGATGGAATAACACGATTATAACAATCAAAAACTGAAGCTACTTTATCTGTATTAAATTCATAGTTTGTTAGATTTTTATAAAGCATAACATCATTTTCTATATGAAGACAATTTGTTATATTCTTTGATTGAATATAAGAATATAAATAAAACAATCTTAGGGAACATAAGTGCCAAAACCCTTCTCTATAGTTCTTATCTAATTTAGATTTTTTATTAAAGTTATAATCGTCCAATTTATTTACATCTACAAGTGTTATATTATCAAAGCTATAAAAATGGTTAAAAAAACTTTTTTCTGTTATCACGTCTATATCAGTATTTCCATTGTCTATTAAGTTTTTAATATTATCAAGAATATATTCTTGAAAATTCTTGATACATATTAATATTATTTTCATTGTCTTCTTTAACCTATCTTTTTTTTCTTTAACGTGTATTTTTTTATTCAAAATTTCTTTATAAACAAATTAAAATTGAATATTTCGAGATTAATTTGTTTATAAAGAAATTTATCCCCAAAATGGATCAAGAATATACATTTAATCAGGATCAGGATGATAAGGATGATAAGGATGATAAGGATACTGAAATTATGGAAGTAGATAACTTAAGAAATCTATATAGCTCTTCGGTCTCACAGCTCGACCGATATCACGATAAAACTCTAGAAACCTTTTTAAAAGATTTTGAAAAAAGCAAAGCAGATATAGAACTTAATTACAACATTATTCCAAATATCCCAAACATCCCAAATATTGAAGATAATAAGCATACCAATCGTATAAAGCATATGATTCTATTTAAAAAATCTTTTATTCCATCTCTTAATCATTCTCAGACGGATAAAGATGAAAAAGATATTGCCCTATATAATATATATAATGAAAAAATAAAAAAGTACAGTCAAGTAATCGAACAAAAAATAGATATTTCTGAAAAGATAAACGAGAAGAATATATCACAAGCAATAGTAAAAGGTAATATTCAATCAGGTAAGACAGAATATATGACTATTATAATGTTATATATTGTTTTATTTGTTAAAAGATCTGTTATAATTATAGTTAGAAACTATACGCAAGACAAAAGACAGTTTGCTAAAAGAATTAATGAATTTAAGGATAAATATGGAAAGATTTATAAAGAAATAGAAAATGTTTGTGTAGTAGAAAATGTTCTCTGTAAAAAAATACAATTAGATGGAAAACCGAAAATATATATACTGTTAGATAACAGAGAAAATATAGCAAGAATGAACAAGATAAATATCCTTACAGAAACAAGATATAGTATAATTTTTGATGAAGCAGATCTAACTGATTCAAGTGAAGATCATCTATCAAGAGACAGAGATATAAGTTTCCTAAAAAAGAATTCCGATCAAATTGTTTGGGTTTCTGGAACAGTAATAGATAAATTAGTGAAAGAAGAAGGAATAAAGAAAGAAGATATTGTTATTCTAAAAACACCGAAAGACTATAAATCTATTCTAAGCTCGCATATTAAAATGATAAAAGTAGAAGGAGAAATGGTAAACAATTCAACAAAAAATGTTTTTGAAAGTAATCCAGATATTCATCTATTTCTTGAAGAATATATCAAAAAACCTGTATTTGAAAGTCAACCTCGTATATGCCTATTTAGTGTAACAAATATACAAAAAGTAATGAATGAATTTCAGAACGAAATTGAAGAACGATTTCCTAATCTATTTTCTACTATTGTATATAATGGAGAAGGTACAATGTTTAGAAAAGGAAATAAAATTATTAGAATGTCAAACGGAATTAGTGATTGTCTACAATTTCTTAAAATGAATGGAGATATTGATGTTCATCACCATATTCTTATTATATCAGGTCTATTAGCTTCACGAGGAATATCATTTGTAAGCGATGATTATAATTGGCATCTCTCTGAACAATACTCTATTATTTCTAAAACAACAAATGAAGCCGATATGTTACAAAAAATACGATTACATGGGGTCTATAAAGATGATATTCCTCTTATACTATACACAAATGTTGTTAGTGATATACTAAAAGCTGTTTATAAGCAAGAAGAATTAATCTTTTCTTGTAAGGAAAAATGTGACGATAAAGACTCTAAAACTTTATTAAAAGATATAAATCTAAGTGAAGACAAGTTTTCGAAAAACAAAAAACTTGTACGGTCAATTACACGTTCAGTTCCATATAAACCAAATAGGGTAAAAGGAGATGATGGTGGTTGGTCTACTGATATTTATAAAAAAAAGAAGGTGGTACCAGAAAACGTTTTTCATTTATATGATATGACTATAATGACTATAATGACTATTAATAAAGATATAAAACATAAAAAAATTATTACTGACGACGATGAGGACGACGAGGACGACAAAAAGAATAACGAAGATCTTATTCTATCGTCCCTTCAGGACTCAAGAGAGGATCGGGAGAAGCCCGCTTTTCCTTTGGAAAAGAAGCGAATATCGTCCCTTCGGGAGTCAGGAGATAAAAGAGATGATAAAGAAATGGGTGAAGATAAGAATACCATATATATAACACTAAAAGATGTTTCAAAACAGACAAAAGAGACGTATGATTTGATTGTTGAGTACTTTGACGAGAATTATAAGTCAAGTTGGGTACAACGATCTATAATATCAAAATATTTTCAAGAAAAGGGACATTCTAATATTGCTAGAATTAATGCCAGATTTGAACATCTTATTGCGAAAGGTAATAAAGATAATAAAGAAGAAATCGAAGAATGTCTTGTATTCAAGAAAGAACAAAATAGATGGTATATTAAAATTATTAAGATATAGCCCTTTGGGCGTATACGCTTCGCTATATTAAGATATTAAGATGATAAACACTAAACCTATGTTACTTTACTAAATTGTAATGTAATCTTTTTTGCTCTTCTTTTCCTACGGAAAAGCTCGCAGAGCGAGATTCTGGTAATACTGGATTAGGAAGAGTCGCAGTAGGAGTAGGACTAACTTGTGTCTTAGTTGGCCTTGGTGCATAACCATCTTTACTTTTATTTATTTTATAGCCCTTTGGGCGTATACGCTTCGCTATAGAGAAGGCGACACTTGACAGAATAAGATTAACTACTAATAATAGTACTAATAGACCTTCTTTTCCTACGGAAAAGCTCGCAGAGCGAGATAATACGTATAGATTATCCATTTTAATATAAAATGGATAATATAGCCCTTGACGGCACGTCGTTCTTCTTTCCCAAAGGGAAAGCTTGCGGAGCAAGATGAAAGGGACTCCCTTCGTTCGTTGGGCGTATACGCTTCGCTATATTGTTGAAAGGAACTTTCCGATCTGAGATTTGAGCCAGAATCTCGCTTGCGAGCTTTTCCGTAGGAAAAGAATGGATATAGCCCTTGAAGGGACTCCCTTCGTTCGTTGGGCGTATACGCTTCGCTATATTTATAAGTCTGATATAACATATAATTTTTCTACCCTTTTTCTGTTTGTTGGTGAAGCTCCTGTTAGATTTACTTGTTTTTGAAATATTTTTTTAATTCTATTATCTTTAATAGGACACTTGTATTCGCTAACGAATATAATATTATTCTTTGACATTTTTAGGCACCATTTCCAAAACTCAAGATGATCAAATGATAATCGATTGTTTTCTTCATCAAAGTAATAAGAACTTTTATTATCTTTATATAGCCCGTTGGGCGTATACGCTCCGCTATAAGGTGGATCACAATATATAATAAAATTTTTTAATTTACTGAACTGATCATAACTACCATTTTTATATTTAACTTTTCTTAGTAAGTTTGCAATATCGCTGACATTTTCAGAAGCTTTTTTATATGTTCTCTTATTACCGTATTTTCCTCTATATCCTTTAAAATACTGTCCTCCGTAGCTATACTGGTGTCCAATAAATCCTTTTTCAGCTGAAGGTTTTTTTGTTTTTTTTAGTCTGTTGTATCTGTCTTCAGAGCATTCAGTTGGTGGTTTCCATCCTTTCTGGGCTTTTTTCCACATTAATATTAGTGATTCATTATAATCTCCAGCAAGATATAGCCCTTTGGGCGTATACGCTTCGCTATATAGAGGAGCGTATACACCCTTGACGGCACGTCGTTCTGAAAGGGGACTCCCTTCTTTTCCTACGGAAAAGCTCGCTTTGCGAGATTCGTTCGTTGTGTTATTTTTTAAAAAGGAACAATTATAAATGTGTCTATATACACCCAACATACCACAAAAAGGTTCACAATAGCCCTGTGGGCTATATGATGTGTTTGTTATATAATTACATATAGCTTTGGATATATCTTTACCGATTTTTTGTTTTCCACCATGATATGATGTCATCTTATTTATATTATATTCTAATTTAAATTCACGATTTATATTAATTTCGATATCTTATAAGACTGTATTTACCAGCATCAGGTGTTAAAGCTATACCTATTTTTCTACCATCAATTTCAATTACTGTAAGCTTCCCAATATAATCATTATAATGGCGAGGAAGATATACATTTAATGTATAAGGATCTATATGTAGATATTTAAAACGATCTGGGCCAGCGTTAAAAGTTATATCAGCAATATTTGGACCATCTAAATAAAAATTATTATCTCCTAATGATGTTATTGTTACAGGACCAGCTTGACCAATTCCAAGACTATAATCTATCCATTCTCCTAACATATATGAAGGATCTACTATAGGAATAGGAGTTGGAGAAGGAGTAGGTGGAGGAGTAGGTGGAGGAGATGTAGTTGGAATAGGAGGAGAAGTTCTTTCAAAAGTAATAAAAGTAGGATCGTTTCTTGTGGAAATAGATATAGCAATATTGTTTAATATAACCAAATAAAGACTAATATCTTTATCGTTTATTTTAAAAGTGTTAAAGGTGCATTCTAATGTATATGGATTAATAGACATATATCTTAATTTTTCATTAAAGATAGTGTCTTTTTCTCCATTTATATAAAAAATGTTATTTTGATTATAAATAAAGTTAACAGGCTCATATTCTTCATTTTTGAATATAAATGTTGGCCACTTTCCTTCTATTGCGTTTATTATTTCATTGGTAATTGTAGACATTTATTATAATATTTAAAATTAATGAATAAAATTATGGATAAATATAGTTTAATACAATTTGATTTTCTCTATATATATTATATTTTAAAATACTAAAATATAATTTAAAATTATAACTAAATTTAGTTGTAAATGTTTCCAAAAATTTTAAATATGGTTATTTACTCGCATGATGAAATTTACCAAGAAATGTACAATTTAAGTTTATCGTACTATTCAAAATTTTCAAATATAGACACATATTATATATCTTATAAATCCTATAAAAATTATAAAAACAAAGAAGAGAATGAAGAGAACGAAGAGAATGAAGAAAAAAATGTAAAATATTTTGAAGGAGAGGAATCTATTGTTCCGGGAGTTTTAGATAAAACAATAAAAGCATTATTACATTTTTCGTCCGATATAAAGGATAAATACGATTATGTTATTAGAACTAACATAAGTACACTGATAGACTATAAAAAATTAAATATACTTTTATCTGAAGAACAAATAGATTATGGAGGGGGATTAGTAAATACGTTAAATTGGCTTGATCCCCCGTCAGGAATAAATAGTAGAAAATATTTTGGTACAAAGTTTGTTTCTGGAACATGTATTATTATGTCTAAAGATGTAGTTTTATCTTTATTGTCAAAGAGAAATTTTTTAAATTATACTATAATCGATGATGTATCAATAGGAATATTATTTAGATATTATTTTCCTAAACTTAGAATAAAGGATATTAAAAAATTTATTTTTGTGGACAATTTAACTTATTTACAAGATCTAAAAAGCTATATTTTTTATAGACATAAAACTAAAAACAGAAAGGATGATATTATTAATATGTCTCGTATAATTAATCTAATCTCTTAGCTTTAGTCTTATAGTTATAGGTAATCTCTTCGCCGCCTCTCGTTACAGTAACTGGATCTTTTACTCTGGTTACTTTATAGGTATATTCTTTATTATTACCTCCCTGTGTAGTCTTTCTTATAACTATTACAAGTGAACATTGTCCCTTTACATTACTTGCTCTGCATATCTGGGTTCCAGCTTTTTTGGCAGCTCCAGATGGGCTACTTGATATAAATCTTCCACCTAAATTAGCCTTACCTTTTACTTTTCCAGATGAAGTCTTTACTGACATAACAGTGTATGTTTGTTTCTGTGCTGATGGCATTTATATAATAATAAGAAAAAATAAAAAATTATAAGTATAAATGAAAAAATTATCTGTCTATGTATGCTATTCAGTATTTTTACTCATGGTATTATATCAAATCTATTCATTAATTAATCCAAAAAGTAAGATGTTTTACTTATTTCTTTTATCCTTGGTATTTGTTGCTTATTCATATGAAGGAGACTTTATCGGATGTTCATATAGTAATTGTACTCTCGATAATAATAAAAAAGCTTTAAATGATAATAAAGAAAAAATTGCATGTCAAGAAGTAAATAGGGTAAACTGGAGAAGATCATTATTGTTAGCATTTTCTGTGTTTGTAGTAATGAATAATATTACACCATTTGAAGTTAACATACTTCCATTTATACTATCATTCTTTGTAATTTACTTTTACTTTAACTTTGATACATATCATAGATTTAATCTTGCATGTGAAATGGAACGGAAAAATGAAAAAAAATGAATAAATAAAAACTATTTTAAGCTGTTATAAAATATTATAATTAATAATTTAAAAAGATGTCATCTTTGTTTTTTAAAAATTTTTATTGGTTGATAAAATCGTATATTAATATACTGTTTTGTTTCTATCCTTCTTTTTATAATATTTATGATCGAGAAGACAAGGAAAAAAATATAATAGATATACCGAATATAATAGATATAAAAAATAAAGATAAAAAGGTGTATGAATGTTTTGAATGTTTTGAATGTCTTAATAGAATAAAAAATGATCTATATTTTGCTATGGATAAATCATTTTGTACAAATACGTGTAGAACAAATTATATATATAGAGATAAAGATAAATGTTATATTTCATTATATTAAGGTATATTTCATTATATTAAGGTATATTTCATTATATTAAGGTTAATAATTAAGAAATTTTATATTATTTTTATAATATAAAATGAATACTATATCTATTGTTACATCATCTAAAGCTAAAGCATATAAAGCATTTATACCAATTGCTATGCAAGCATTAATGCCCTTAACAGTACCATTAATAATGCATATAATGCTACCTACATTAACTATTAAAACCTTACAAAAATAATATGATATTAATAACATGTAAGAGAACAAGAAGAGATTATTGATGGTATATCTATATCTTCTTCATTTTTGATTACGTAAATCATACAGTCCCATAATTTGTATCCTTCTTCGATTATATCTGATTTTTTTATTAGAAAAAATGATTTATATTTAACATGTTCGTCTGACTTAACAAGAAATATTTGATCTTGAAAAGATCTTTCTACACTTTCAATATATTCAGATGCATATACCCACATAGTATCTCTATATTGTCTATAAAGTTGATTATTAAAACCTATGTATACTGTCTGATGTATTCTATAAATATTTGTTATATTATTGATTATATTATCGTTATCGTTATAATCGTTATAATAACGAATAATATGAGGATTTTTATCTTCAATTTCATACATTTATCTTAAATATTTTAAGATAAATTAATTATAAATCAATTTTATATAATTATAATAAATGAACTATTTAACAAATAAGTATATTATGGGAACATTTATAATTATTATTACTATAATTATTTTATATTATTTTAAACCTATTTCTACTACACCTATTTCTACTACACCTATTCCTACTACACCTATTCCTACTACACCTATTCCTACTACACCTATTCTTACTACACCTATTCCTTTAATTGATCCGTATATTATAGAAGGAATTTGGGAAAAATTTTATATAGGAAATAAAAACTTTGGTCCAGTTAGAATAAGTTTAGTTAGAAATAATGATTTTTATATAACTGGTAGTGATGTAAATAGATTATACCGATATTTAAGTGTAGATACCGATAAATTAATGGTATATTTTTACAATAATCAAAATCAAGCAGGTAAAATTGATGATATTCATGATAGAAAAGCATATAAAATAGGAACTCTTGGAGATAATATTTATTTTGAACGCCCGTATCCATATACTCCTCCTCCTGTACCAACCACACCAGCTCCTACAATTAATAGCTCATTAGTAACAAAAATACAAGGTTTTTGGGATTATTTTTATAGAAATGGTATACCAATTGGACCAGTTACATTTTACTATATAGGAAATAATATTTTTTATATAGATGGATTAAGAAATGGTAGAGGTTTGTATGAAAATAAGAGATATTTAACAGTCAATCCAGATACATTAGTAGTCACTTATCCTTATTTTAGTAATCAAATAATCGGAAAACTTTTTTTTAATAGTACGATAGATAAAGCAGTCTATTTTGGATCATTACCATCACCATATCCTCCAAATCCTCCAAATCCTCCATATGATGGTTTTATACGTACTTCAATTAGCGCTAATTCTACTCCTATGCCTACATATGAATATTCTACTACTCCTGTTCCTACTACTCCTGTTCCTACTAATCCTTATACACCTAATCCAATTGTTGTTTCAAAAATTAGTAATCCTACAAGTAATTTAACTGGATATTGGTATCTTAATAGTAGTGTTATTGTAAATTACAAAAATATTATTAATGTTGTAGAAGAAAAAATAAAAACAGGATCTTGGTGGTCAAAACAATGGATAGGAAAAAATTTAAATAATATAAATGTGATAAGATTTTACGACGTTTATAACAGTTTAATGTTTACATCAAATACATCTGATTTTCCGGGTCAGGCTATGACATGGAAAAATGATTATACATATATGAATGGAGAACCATATTTTGGAGATTTGTTTTCTATTAAAAGAGTATACTTAAATTCTGATGATAAAAAATGGTATACTTACGATAATAATCTTGTCGATTTTAGATAAATATTTTACACCCTATAATAAAATATTATTAATAAAATGAGAATACTATTAATAATATTTACAATAATTATAATTATTGTTGTATCAATAAATTTATATTATAATTTAATTTCAGCATCTACACCAACATCTACGCCAGCATCTACGCCAGCATCTACACCAACATCTACACCAACATCTACACCAGCATCTACACCAACATCTACGCCAGCATCTACGCCAGCATCTACACCTAAAATAACTAATCCTCCTGGGTGGAATTATATTAGTTCATCAAATACGACATGGGGAAATAGTCCAATAGTTTCAAGTCGTATATCTAACATTGATGATGCTAAACGTTTTTGTAAAGAAGATTATGGTTGTAATGCATTATCTTATAATAATAATAGTAATATGGGTTATGTAAGATGTTTTAATTCAAATGATGATTATCCAATGGTTATATCAGATATATCTTTTGATACTTATAAATGGTATTAGATTTATTATATAAAAAATATATAATAAATAATGACGTTCCTGAAAATTTTAATACCAATAATTATTATAATAATCATATCAGTATATTATATTTATAAGATACCAGTTGAATGTAAAGTAGGGGAATGGTCTAATTGGTCTAACTGTGATCCTTCTACAGGAGAACAAATAAGAAATAGAAGAGTGTTAGTAGAGCCAAAGAATGGGCCTATATGTCCTGTCTTAATTGATAGAAAGAATTGTTTGGTAGAATGTCAAGTAGGAGATTGGTCTGATTGGTCTGAGTGTAATAAATCTACAGGAGAACAGATAAGAAATAGAAGAGTGTTAGTAGACCCAAAGAATGGTCCTATATGCCCCCCTTTAATTGATAGAAAGAATTGTTTGGTAGAATGTCAAGTAGGAGATTGGTCTGATTGGTCTGAGTGTAATAAATCTACAGGAGAACAGATAAGAAATAGAAGAGTGTTAGTAGAACCAAAGAATGGGTCTACATGTCCTCCGTTAAGTGATACAAAGAATTGTATAGTAAATTGTGAATTAAGTGACTGGAATAAATGGTCTGATTGCGATTTATCAACAGGATTAAGATCAAGAAATAGAACATTATTAGTAGAACCAAAGAATGGTCCAATATGTCAATCGTTATTACAGAGACAATATTGTGTATGATAGAATGAAAGTAATTTATAATAAAAATATGTTTGATAAATATATTCCTCTTAGTTTGATTCTGGTTGTTTACACTTTCTTTTAATTTCTTAAGTTCTTCATTTAAAACCTATGTATACTGTCTGATAATAATATGAGAACTCTATCAAAAAATAAAATTCCCTATGAATCGTATTCTCTTTTTTATATCCTTCCGTATAAAAGAGAGGAAGAGAGTGATGAAGAAATACTTGAAAAGACGATAACATTTTTATCGGGGTCCAGTGATATTGGTAGAATTTCGATAAATCTTGATGGTCATAATATTATTTTGTCGTGTTTATATGAAGGGTATTCTAGTTATTATGAATATGAGCTTATATTTGAATTGGTTGGTTATGATAAAGGTGATAAGCTGATGTTAGCTGGGTATATTAATCAAGATATCCATGAGTTGTTTGAAGAGATTATAAAAGAAAAGATTTTACCTTTGTGGTTTAATGGTTTAGGGTTGGAAGAATTAAAGAATAAAGAATAATAGAATAAAGAATAATATTTAATATAATAAATATTATATTAAATGAGTGTGATACATAAGCCAGGAGAGAGTGTAGAAAAAACTTCTTCAAATAGTTCAAATAGTAAAGTAAAGCTAAAAGAAAAGATAAATAAGATGGAATTTTGTTCGGTGTTAAAAGATCATCCGGAAGTTCTTAAGCAATCTAAGATTTATCCTTATATAAATATAAAATATGATGAGAAGAAAATACCAGAGACATTTGACGGTAGAGATGTCTGGTCTATGTTTATTCAGACTCCTTCAAGTGAGATGTTATCGTCAAGTTGGGCGCTTGTAGCAAAGGATGTATTAAATGATCGTTTTTGTTTATTTACTGCTGCTCAGTTACATATATTATTAGATTATGTAGAGATTATAACATGTATAGATAAAAAACCGTATAAAAGGGATATAAAAATTAGGTCAACTAATAATATAGATAATAAAAGTTCGATTCAGGGGTATAGTATATATGATGCATGGGAATATATATATTCGAATGGTATATCACAGTGGAATTGTATATCACGAAGATATCTGAATGAAAATAAGATTCCAGCTCCAGATAAATTAACTTATCAAGATAAAAAAAGTAAAAAACTTTATGATAAATATTGTACGGATGAGCGGTCTGGTTGTTTAAGATTGTATCAAGGTAAACAGGTAGCTAAAAGAGTATTTTTTAATAGTTCTATAGTTAATATAGATGGGAAGGATATGAAAGAGAGAATAATGAATATAAAATATCAGATAGCAAAATGGGGGCCAGTTGCGGCGGGATTCTTGGTGTATGATAATTTTATAAATGAATATAATGGGTTGGAAGTGTATACAAAACCTAAAGGAAAAATATTAGGTGGTCATTATGTTTCTATTCTTGGATGGGGGAAAGATTTTTGGATATGTAGAAATAGTTTTGGGGCAGATTGGGGGTTATTAGGTTATTTTTATATGAAGATGGGTATAGAGGAATGTAAATTAGAATACAATGTGACAGCAGCTGGTCCATCTCTACCAAATTATGTTGTAATAGACAAGAGTGATAAAAATAAAAGTGAGAAGAAAAGTGAGATTAAAGTAAAAAATGGGTTACTGTATGATGGAACAGAGGTATTTATAAATGATATGGAAACAATAAATCCATATTTATATAAAGTAAGAAAGAGCCTTGAAGTAGATTATAAGTTATTCTATACAAAGAAGACGATAGAGTCAATAAAGAGTGGTAAATTATTTGGGTCTTTAACTCCGTTAATTGTGTATTCTGAATTATTGCCTAATTTAGATGTGTTTTGGCTTAAGAATCTGAGAGAATATGATTATGTGAATATAGCGGGAAAGATTTTTTATGAATCTGATAAAAAAAAGAAGGGTTCAAAATGGTATTTTTATATTATTATTTGTATAGGAATATTACTAATGGTATTTGGATATTTAAGATATAGGACATACAAAAAAAAATAATATAATAAATGAGTGGTAGACGTCGTATAAGAAAAAGTTTTGGTACAATTTTGACAGATAATAAGTTTGTAAAATTTCAATCATCAAGATATAAGTCAGTTAAAAAACCACCGTATGAAAAAAAGATGCCAGAAAATTTTAATCCGATTACAGTGTGGGGAGAATTCTTAAGTCCAGTACAAGACCAAGGAGATTGTGGTGCATGCTGGGCAGTTGCTACTGCTAAAACGTTAACAGATAGATATTCTCTTCTTACGGTGGGAGCATTTGCTGAGATATTAAGTCCTTATCAAATGATAATGTGTGAAGGTACAATATTTCCTTCTATTCCTCTTGATAAAGAGTCAGTTTATCAAGTAAATTTAGAGGCACATACAGCAGGTGCGTGTAATGGAAATAGTTTATTTACAGCTATGGATTTTATATATGCTGTAGGATGTGTATCAGAAAGTTGTGTAAATAAAGGTTTATTTAAACAATATAAGATTCCTGAGTTATCAAGTATTAAAGATCCAGAAAGTGTACCTTTATGTCAAAGTATTTTGGGGAATGATTATGATAGATGTCTTGATAGAAGTAGGGCTCCATGTTTTTATAGATCAGTAGTAGGATATAAAATAGATCCTGATATTGAGTCTATAAAGCAGGAAATTTATAAATGGGGTCCTATTGTGTCTGGGTTTAAAATATATGATGACTTTTTGAATGATTATGATGGAAAAACAATCTATATGGGACCAAAAAAAGGATCAAAAGATAATGGTGGTCATGCGATACAAATAATAGGATGGGGCAAAGAAAATGGTGTAAATTTCTGGTGGATATGTAACTCATGGGGGGTAAAATGGGGGTTGAGTGGTTATTTTAAGATGAAGATGAATATAAAAGAATGTGAATTAGAATCAAATGCTATTGGTTTTATTCCAGATTTTCAAGGTTTTGATATGAAAATGATTTATTATCCGATAGAAACAAGTGCTGATCTTATCGCTCTGAGAAAATGGATGAATATAAATTCGACGTACGGTTACCAGAATACAACAATTCCTCTTATAAAAGAAGGTAAATTAAAAGGAAGTCTTGAGCCGATATTTAATACGAGACTTCCAGATATGTTTAAAAAGTATCTTGGTGAATTAAATAAAACAGATACAGATAGTTATTATACTGTGCCATACTTTGCCAAATCTTCTAATAAAATAAAAATAAGATTCTTAGACATATTATATTTTATTATATTCTTTATTGCGTGTTATATGGCAGGAAAATATTTAGCAATTTATCTTAGTCCTAAAAAAAGAAAGTAAACGTAAATTTAAAATTGATTTTTTTAAATTTATATATTTATTAGTTCAAATATACGATAGAATGTCTCACCTTGAAGATGAAAAAATAAACTTATCCCCCGAAAAATCTAAAGAAAAAAAGAAAAAGTATGAGTGTTCTATTTGTTGTTCTATTAGAACAAGAATTCTTTTGTGTCCATACTGTTCGTATATATCATGTATTGAATGTAATGAAAAATATACCCTTGAAACAATAAATAAATCTCATTGTATGTCATGTAAAAAAGAATTCTCTAACCAGTTTTTCTATGATAACTTCTCTAAAACATTTATTAATAAAAAGTATAAGAATCATCGTCAAAAAATCCTCTTTGAACGAGAAAAATATCTACTTCCAGCAACTCAACCAGAAGTAGAAAAAATCTATAGAAAGGAAAAGCTATACAGACAAATAACAGACATTAGAAAACTTATAAATGATTTAAAAATAGAAGAAGAAAAAATTAGAGATAGAATTTATAATATTGATCTTATCAGGAATGATGAGAAGGACGAGAAAGATGAAAAAACTACATATGTCTGTTCATGTCCAAATAACGATTGTAGAGGATTTTTATCGACAAGATATAAATGTGGTATATGTAATGTCCAAGCATGTTCAGAGTGTAGAGAAATTAAAAAGGAAAACCACGTATGTGATCCTAATATTTTAGAATCTGTTAAAGAAATTAAAAAGACTACAAGAGATTGTCCGAACTGTAGAACTCTAATATTTAAGATATCAGGGTGTGATCAGATGTATTGTACTCAATGTCATATCGCTTTTAGTTGGAGAACAGGAAAAGTAGAAAAAGGTATGATTCATAATCCACATTATTTTGAATACTTACGAGTTAATGGTGAAGTTCCTCGTAATCCAAATGAAGATAGATGTGGAGGTCTTCCTAATGTATGGTTTCTAAATAATCAATGTTTTAGAGTTTATCTTCCTAAACCTGTATCCCGATTTCATAGGCCTGAACATAAAATTATTGGGGATTTATTGGCACAAATTTACAGAGAAGTAAGACATATTAGAGAAGTAGAAATTAACGGTTTGCCTACAGTTCTTGATAACCAAACAAATTTAGACCTAAGAATATCCTTTTTATTAAAAGAAATTACAGAAGATGATTTTAAAGTTAAATTACAACGACGAGAAAAAGAACGAACTAAAAAGTTGGAATATCGAGAAGTTTTAGATATGTATGTAAATGTCATGCAAGATCTATTTTACGAGCTTGAACAGATAAAGAATTTTGAAAAATTTATTATAGAAGAAGAAAAGGTTAGATCATATGTCGATAAAGGTGTATCTTTAATAAATCAAAAATATAACTCTAAACTTAAAACAATTGCTTCTATGTTTGGTGGATAAAAATAATAATAAAGTATCAAAGGAATAATAAAGTATCAAAGGAATAATAAGATATTAGAGATTAATATCTTATTCTTAAAAGTATTTATTTTAATTAACTTGTATGATACATAATATGGCTTACATAGACATTTCACTGTCTTCGTGGTTAGCATGAAATTTGTGTGATACACGACGTGATTTACGTCCGGACTTACGACCAGACTTACGACGAGATACACGACGTGATTTGCGTCCAGATTTGCGTCCAGATTTGCGTCCAGATTTGCGTCCAGACTTGCGACGAGATACGCGACGTGATTTACGTCCAGATTTACGTCCAGATTTACGCATAGACTTACGTCCAGACTTACGACGAGATACGCGACGTGATTTACGACCAGACTTACGTCCAGACTTACGTCCAGACTTACGACGAGATACGCGACGAGATTTACGACCAGATTTACGACCAGACTTACGACGAGATACACGACGTGATTTGCGTCCAGATTTGCGGCCAGATTTGCGACCAGACTTACGTCCAGATTTGCGACGAGATACGCGACGCGACTTACGATGAGACTTACGTCCACCTACTTCTTCTAAGTTAGAGTTGTTTGGTTTTACATTTCTGACTTTTCCATGAACACGAACAAATAGTGAACCATCTTTTTTTAGGTAAACTTTTAGTGGTTCTCCAGATTTTCTATTAAGAACTAACCCTGATGCCATTTTATTATGTAAGATGATTTTTTTTATATATTTTTTTAATGTTATTTAAAAATTAAAATATATAGTTTTAATTATTTTTTTCATCATTGTTATTATCATTGTTTTTATTTTTTTTATTTTCAGGTTGTGGGCTTGGATTATCATTTGACATAAAATTTGACATCAATGGTCCTACCATAGACATCATTTGTGATATATCAGGCATTCCTTGTCCCGACTTACCACCACCCTGGGATGAACCAAGTTTTCCAATCATTGTTTGAACAGAAGACATTAGTTTTCCAACATCTAATGAACCATCTGATAGACCCTTTTGCATACCATTTACGAGGTCACTCATTACACCACTTTGCATTAAATTTCCAATTGCTGCCATTGGATTATTAGAGTCAATTTTATCCTTATCAACAGATTGTTCTACTTTATTGATAATATTAGATAGAAAATCTACTTCATTTGCAGAGTCTTTTAAGTCTGATTCTTGAGTAATGTCATGTAATAATTTTCTTGCCTGACTTGTTGGGTCAATTAGACCCCATATAGTAAGTAAGTGTTGCCAGATAATTTTAGAATTATCTTTAGAAGATTGTTTTAAAACTTGGACGAGGTCGATGAATACACGGTCACTATATGAGATTTTTGTGGCGGTAAAAGCGGCTGAATTTTGGTCTTCGATAGCTTTTTGATTCTTTTCAAAAAATACACGGAAACAGTCTATATGTTTATTGATAGGACCTACATGTACGATTCCTGTTCTTTCGAGAAGTCTGTTATATAGAGCGATATTTTTATGTTTTGATCCAAATTCTTGATTTAGTTCTGAAACAAATTGGGTAATAGCCTTAAAAATTAAAACCGATGTGTTATCCATTTATTTTTATATAATATAAAACTCTTAAATTATATTATAAATAATAAAATGTCACAAGATGAAGATTATGACCAAGATGAAGATTACGAATATAATGATTATGATGATCATGATTATGAAGAAAAAGATGATATTGAATTTGTACCAGAAGTTGCAGCATACGAAAGAGTTGGAGGAGGGGGTCTTAAATTTATTGATATAGAAATTAATATAGAGAAGGGAAGAAAGGGAAGAATGGCCTTGAAAGCAGAGTTAGCACCAGATCAATTATTCTTATTCGATCTTCAGAAGAGTTTTAATAAATATAGAGAATATATAGTAATAGGATCTGGTGATATAGAAATAATTAAAAATATAGTTCCAAAAATAAATTATATAAGTTGTAAAAATCCTGACGCTTTTCTTCTTGCTTATTATGTCCTACGTTCAAAAAAAGAAGGAGATATTATAGATACAACTAAACTAAGTCAAGTTAAAACTTTACTAAGAGATGTAGATGAAATAAGAATTGAAGATATTGTCCGTTATTCTCGGCTAATAAATAGACATATGTAATATATTAATATATTATTTATTGTATTATAAAAACTAAAAGAAGATCGGTAAGAAAGTGAGTTACATATTTTTTATAAATGATATAATACTATCTTCTTGGTCGGAGAAATGTAAAAAATTATGTTTTGTAAAACTATTCTTATTCTCAATCATATCGATAACAAGATCATATAACTTATCATAGTAACCATCACAGTTGAATAGAACAATAGGTTTATTTTTATGTTCTATCTCATTTAATAAAAAGGCGTCAAAAAATTCTGATAAAGTTCCTACAGGTCGAGTACCATTGAAGAGATCTTAATGTTAAAAATAAATTTATGGTTTACCAATCTATTACTTTACTTTCATACTTTAGTCTAATATTTTTATTTTATATATTTATTAAATATATAAATTGTATTATAATTTTGATCGGATACGTAACATCATTTTTAGGTTATTTAACTCTGAATTTAGCATATTAATATAAATCTTCAATCCTTTGATATATTCTCGAGGAAACATAATAGACATATAATCATATTTAGGGCTTAAAATCTCAATTGGATTCTTTCGAATTATTTCATAAAACTCATTAAAAGGTTTATCAACATATTCTTGGTAACGATAACATTTATATTATTTGATTCCATATTTATTATAATAGTACTCTCTTAAATATAATTTATGGTTTTACCCAACGATTAACCCAACTTGTTCTATTATATAAACTTTGTTGTCTTGACATTAAATCCTCTCTAAAAAATAATTCATCTCTTGTATCTTGAAGAGATGATGTACTGTATAATGTATTCACTAAAGGCTTCTTTATATATTCAGGTTTTATTGAACCCATTGGATCTCTAAATATAGTTTTATCTACATATGATGAAAGAGTATAAACAGGAGCAATAAAAGGTTGTGATACAGAGGGGTCTACATAATATCCTATCTGTCCATTTTTTATATCATTATATGATCTATAGACTGATCCATAATTTGAATTATCAAATTTACTAACTAAGTCCATGTTAACACTTCCTGTTTCAGCTGGTTTATCTAAAACCATTTTTATATCACGAACAGCATCAACTACTCTACCGTCTGATGGGTAAAAAACACCTTTTCCACCAATAGCATTATCAACAATTTTGTAATCAGGCATAGGAGTTAAGCCCAATTTACTCTGAAATTTTATTTCTTGTTTATATTCAGGCATAGGTTCATAATAACTACTTACTTTATAATGATGTCCATTATTATTTGGTAAAGGACAACAACCTGAATATAATCCTAAATTTCCAGGTATAACTTCTAAAAACTCTTTATTTCTGTAGGATGGTTCACATTCACTATCAACTGTTCCATCTCCTGTTAAATTTATTTTTGCGTACATTTATTTATATTATTAAACATATTTATATATTAATATTAATTAAACATATTAAAGATTAATACAATAATAGATTATTATTGTATTGTATTTATTATTCTAATTATATTTTATATCTCTTTAACAATCCTGTTTAGTTCAATTCCTTTAGTTTTCATATAATCAAACAAGTCAGGTAGCGAATAAAAAGAAACAATAACTTTAATAGTCTTACTCTCTCCCAAAGAAGGCATAGAAGAACCCTGTAAACCATCTGTCAATATATAACCAAATCCATTAATATGAGCAAGAAGATAGTTTCTAATTTCTTCATTCTTAGATCTACAGGTAATTACACGAATCTTTACATGTTCCTGTTCTTTAATAGAAGATCTACGAACAAGCCACGAACCAACTGGAGAAGACTTAATTACTGTCATTGCCTTATCACGTAGATGAAGATCTGAAGATAAAGTCCAATCAATCAAATGGTCATCAAAATGCATTATGTTATCTAGATAAATTCTCTCGTCATCTGATAGGGTATTCTGACAATACTTTAGAAAGTATTCATTCTTATCTTTACTATGGTTACTATAATCAATTAAACTATATTTACGTTGAGATAAGATACGACTTTTTAAGATATCTGAATATGCAACTTTAATATGATCAAAGGGTGAAGGATATACATTACAATTTTCAATAATATACTTTTGATAAGCATCATCTAAGGTCATATAAGTAATATCTTTTAAATAAAATTCATCTTTAGACTCTGAATTTTCTAAAATCATAATAGAAATATCTCGAGTACGATCATAAGTAGAACCTGGACATTCTTTGTTCATATTATTATTATTTAATGATACATACATAGACGCAGATGCTGTTTTTCTTTCATTTGACATGATTAATCCAGTTGAATATTTTTAAATCTTTTAAACTTTAAACTTTTAAAAATCATTTTTATCTTTATTCAAGAACATATATAAAAAGAGTTGTTATCGATAAAATAAATAAATTAAATTGATTTTTAAATTAATAAATAAAAATATTTTTAGGCCGTTAAGATGATTCGTTTAGGACTTTGTTGCATCAATACCAAACTTAGAAAACAAGACATTTTCTGTTCAAGAACAATGATACGTAAAAACTTTTCTGTTGAAAAGGCTAAAGAACTATCTATCAAAAATATTCAAGATATAGAAAAGATGGCAGAATGGAACTGCAAAAATAATATTTTTGTTTTTAGAATATCTTCTGAAATCTTTCCTCACTTTACAGATAATGAAACAGAACCTTATACTCTCGACTTTGCATTAGATGCTCTTAAACAAGCAGGAGAAATTTGTAGAAAATATAATCAGCGTATTACGATGCATCCCGGTCAATTTAATCAAGTAGGAGCAAAAGATAAAAATGTTTTTAGAAACACAATTAAAGACTTGAAAATGCATGCTGATATTCTTGATGCTATGGGAATGAATAATGACTCTGTTATATGTGTTCATGGTGGAGGAGTATACGGAAATATAAAAGATACAACAGAGAGATGGATTAGACAGTTTTCTGAACTTCCTGAAAATGTTAAAAGACGTTTAGCTATTGAAAACTGTGAAAGATGTTACAATATCATAGACTGTTTAAAGATAGCTGAAACATGTAATATTCCGCTAATTTTTGATTGTCACCATTATGAATGCTACAATATAATCAAAAAAATAAAGATTAATATTGAGGACTATATGACACGTATAGTTGATACATGGAAAAAACGTAATATTAGACCTTTATTTCATATTTCTGAACAGAGACCTGACTCAAGAATAGGAGCACATTCAGACTTTATTGAAAAACTACCAGAATACTATCTATCATTCCCAGAAAGATACGGTAATTTAGATATAGAAATAGAAGCAAAATTAAAAGAACAAGCTATATTTAAACTATATAAATTATATCCATTTCTTTTAGAAACTAATCAAGATCATAAAGAAGATCATAAAGAAGATTATAAAGAAGACATATTAAAAAATATACCAAAAATAGTAAAAAAAAAGAAAATAATTACTGATCAAGATATCGAGCAAATTACTAGTCAAGAGATTATTATAAAAAGATGTTTAAAACCTAAAATAATTGAGAATAAAAAAAAAAAGATTATTACTGATGAAGAAATTCCAAAGAAAAAAAAGATTATTACTGATGAAGAAACAGAACATTATTAATAAACATTATTAATAATATAAAGAGTGACGATGAGAGTAAAGATGAGAATCAAAAAAAACAAAGAAATATAGGCGATAAATGATTAGATAAAAAATTACAACATTTAAATAAATAAAATTTATTAAAATGACATATACTTGTGAAATTTGTAAAAAAACCTTTGAAAAAAAGGACCCGTTTGAAAAACATAAAAATAGAAAAAGACCTTGTAAAGAGAAAGAAAAGAACGAGGAAAAGAACGAGGAAAAGAACGAGGAAAAGAACGAGGAAAAGAACGAGGAAAAGAACGAGGAAAAGAACGAGGAAAAGAACGAAAAAAAGAACGAGGAAAAGAACGAGGAAAAGAACAAAGAAAAGAACGAGGAAAAGAACAAAGAAATAACTCTTATTAAGGGTGATTGTCTAATAGAAATGAAATCAATTCCTGATGGTTCTGTTGACATGATTTTATCTGATTTACCATATGGTGTAACAAAAAATAAGTGGGATGTTGTAATTTCTTTTGATTTATTATGGAAACAATATAAGAGAGTAATTAAAGAAAATGGTGCTATTGTACTATTTGGCTCACAACCCTTTACGTCAATTATGATTATGAGTAACATAGACATGTTTCGATATGCGCTTGTATGGGAGAAAAATAAGTTTTCTGATTTTTTAAATTCAAAAAGAAAACCAATGAAAACAAATGAAGATATTGTTATTTTTTATAAGAAACAACCTACCTATAATCCACAATATTGGCAGTCTACACCATACACAAGGTGGAACACACAGAAGGCTGTTGATAAACAATCTAACTATGGTAGCCATAAAGAAAACTATATTGAGAATGAAGATGGAAAAAGATTACCAACAACTGTTTTAAAGTTTAATCGTATTGAACGTCCACAGCATCCTACTCAAAAACCAGTTGACTTACTTGAATGGTTAATTAAAACATATTCTAATGAAGGGGAAATAGTACTTGATAATTGTATGGGTGTAGGTTCAACTGGAGTTGCTTGTAAAAATTTAAATAGAAATTTTATTGGTATCGAACTTGAAGAAAAATATTTTGATATCGCAACTAAACGTCTGTATTAAATTTATTATAGAATTTTTATCGGTATACTTAAATTTTTTTAAAAAAAATTTAAGTAAATAACACGTATTCAAATTTATATGTTTTGTGAAAGTTGCAAACAAAAAATGATCGAAATAGATATAACAACAAATAATATATGGGGTTTTAATCCATATTATTTTAATACATATAAATTAATGAAAGAAGAATTTAGAGTATTTTATAATCAGATAATTAAAGAAAACAAAGAAGAAGAATTTTATAGAGTTTATAATAACGAAGGTTATACATATAGTCAATGGTATATTTATATTATTTCAAAAAACTATTACAAGTTTAAAGATTTAAAAAAACAGACTTTATGGTTGCTTCAAATTATGGAAAATTATGATTTTTTTAAAAACCTTATTTCTATGGGTAAAAAGGATGATAATCTTTATACAACTCTTCACCACTTTTTAAAGTATTTAGATAATATGGGAATATATCAAAAAAATACACTTAAATTACTTCTTAATAATAATCTTAATCTCGAGGATGAAGATGGAGATAATATTTCATCTCATGAATACTTGTCAAGTAAGCTGTTAACAGAAGAAGATATTAATAGAACAAAAGAACTTACTAAGCAGTATAAATCAGATGAAGAATTTATATTCTCATATGATATTTTTAAAGATGATTGTTTCATAAGATGCGAAGAATGTAATAATTTTATAAATATATATGAAGATCTTATGAGAAACAAATTAAAAATAGAAGGTTTTAATTGTTTTAATCAAATTCTTTCAAGAATTATAAATATTATTAAAAAAAGACAAGATTGTGTTAATATATATAAAAAATACGAAAAGCTTGATAATTCAACCCAAAGACATATTCATGTTATAGATTTATATAAAGTTATATTTAAGATCGATTAATTATATTCTCTTGGTTGAATAACTAACATAAAAGTAGTATGAATTTAAGATTATTTTTTATAATAAAATTTACTTTAAAAGTTTATTATAAATTTTACACACACACACAAATTTTGTGTGTGTGTCTTTTTTTTTTAAGGAAGATGTTAAAAAAATATATATTTTTCTATTTTTTTAATTTAAACTGAAATCAGATTAAATTAAAAACATGTTATTTTTAAAAAAATTGTAATAAATATAAATAAATAATTTTGTACATTTTTGTACATTTTTGTACAATTAAGTACAATTTTGTACAATTAAGTACAAAAAATGTACAAAATTATATTAATACTATAAAATATGGTTAATATTCATTTTAATTATGTATTTTATTTTTTTGTACATTTAAAAATAAAATATTTCAAATATAAAATATGAGTGATTTAAATTGCAATTTTTGTAAGAAAGAATTTAAAAACAAATATATTTTCGATACTCATCAAAAGACATCTAAGACATGTTTAAAATTACAAGGTATAGTTAGTGAAAATTTTAAATGTCAATATTGTCATAAATGTTTATCAAGTCAAACAAGGCTTACTACTCATATTAATATATGTAAGAAGAAAATAAAAGAAGAATCGATAAATGAAAAAATAAAAGAAAAAGAAAAAAGGTTCCAATTAATACTCAAAGAAAAGGAAAATATGTATAAAGAAAAGGAAGAATCATTAAATGAAAAAATAAAAGAAAAAGATATACTTATTAAAAAGTATCAATTAATACTCAAAGAAAAGGAGAATATTTGTAAAGAAAAGGAAGAAAAATATAAAGAACTTATAGAAGAAAAGGAAGAAAAATATAATGAACTTAAAAAAATGTTTGAAAAAGCAAATGATATTATTTCTGAAATAGCAAAACAACCTAAAACTATAAACACAAGTAATAATAATGATAATCGTATAAAGACTCAAAATAATACTCAAACATTTGATGTGAATGACATAAAAAGAATCAACAATATTCTTGAAAATAATCTCACACCTGATGTTTTATCTAAAGGACAAAAAGGTATAGCTGAAATGTTAAAGAAACATCTTCTCCAAAATGAACGAGGAGAACTTATTTATGAATGTACCGACGTCTCAAGACAAAAATTCGAATTTGTTAATCTATATGGATTTATTGAATCAGACCCTAAAGCTGCTAAATTACTTAATAGTTTAAATAGTGCTAATATTTTTGATGTTACTCATTCTACCGGGAAGAAATTATGGGAAAAAGAAGATGGTACAATAAATCATGATGCCCAAAATATTCATATATTAAAAGTTGGTGAAGTACTTGAAATAAATAATGATTCTTCCAAATTTAGAACTCATTTGGCAAATATAACCTACAATAAAGAAAAGAATATATTTAACTAATCCATTCTAATCCATTCTAATCCATTCTAATCCATTTATCATCGTATAAATCATTATAATCATTATAGTCATTATAATCATTCTTTATAAACCATTCTCTTGGAACAATAACATGTTTATAATCCGATAGCCATATACACCACCATATAAAACCACAATTGGACATTATAAAATTTTTAAATTCTTGAAGTAATGTAAAGGTTAATAATTCATCTTCTTTTAATATAAAGGATTCATTCTTATTTATTTCTATATATGTTTTTAAATCGTCGCATAGTTTTTCATCATCAATACATAATAGGAATAAAGAATTAGGTTTATTATCTATAAATTTATTTATAGCTTTCTTATAATACTCAATTCCAAGTTTATATAAACAAGGTTTAGCTTCATAATATTTTTGACATGAATGTATAATAACAACTCTATCTTTCTGTTTCATTAAAAAATCGTATTTTTTTTTTATAAACTCAACCAAAAAAGGTTCAGGTTTAAATAACTTTTTTATATCTTCTTTATCATTATTAAAATATTTATATGACTGCATTTTTCCGTTTAAATATATAAATTCATATTTCGGAATTTCTTCATAAATCAATTCAGATATTTCATTCCAAATTTTAATTTTTTTATAGTCATAATTATTCGCTACACTCTTGAGTCCCAGAGGGACGATATAGCTTCGCGTATAGAATATATCTTCATATTTGTCTATAAGATATGGTTTTATTTTTTTAAGTAATGTTTCCCAATATACTGGATGATTGGGACTACTCTCTTTAGTTTTTAAAATCTTTAAAGTAGCATCTTCTTTTTTAGCGTAAGAATAAGAAGATGCTATGATAAAAAATTGATCACCCAAGTCTCCGGATACTTTAGTGAGAACTACTTTTTCCATTTTATTCTTCTTTATTCTTTAAACATATTAAATCTATAACAAGATTTAATAAAAT